AACAGGCTTGTCTGCTACTACTTCATTAGGAGGCGTATCTGCCTCTGGTCAAGGAGAGGCTTCTTTAACAGGACTAGCTGGCACAGCTTTATTAGGATCGGTAACTACAACAGCTGATGCGAATGTTTCAGAAACAGGCGTAGTTGGCACAACAGCACTAGGTAATGTAGCTACTGCTGGAGCTGCCTTAACGGGTGTTTCAGGTACAGCTTCTACAATATCTTTAGGAGATGAAACTGTAACTTGTGATGCTAATGTGTCCCCAACAGGCGTGTCTGCTACAGGAGTAGTTGCAAACTTAACTATCCTTACTGTAAATAATGTAAGCATCACAGGAGTTTTAGGAACTGGTTCGGTAGGAACAACAACTGTAAACGCACAAGCAATAATCTCTTTAACAGGAGTAGAGTCATTAGGGGCAACAAGTCAAATACTTGTTTGGGGCTTAGTTGACGACTCACAAGATCCAAGTTGGATAAACATAACAGATACACAAGATCCAAGTTGGACAAGTATAAGTGACTCACAAGATCCTAATTGGGAAGAAGTTGCTTAACTATTATGAAAAAACAGAATATAATCAAAGTGGAGATATAAATTATGGCGAGCTCATACGTAAACAATTTAAGACTTAATGAAATGGCGACAGGTGACGCGTCAGGAACTTGGGGCGATACGACGAATACCAACTTAGAGTTGATTGGAGAGGCACTTGGATTCGGTACTGAGGCAATAACTACAAACGCAGATACACATACTACTACAGTAGCAGATGGAGCATCTGACGCTGGTAGAGCTATGTATCTTCAATATACAGGCACATTAGATTCGACGTGTACTATAACTATTGCACCTAACACTATGAAAAGGATGCAGTTCATAGAAAACGGCACAAGCGGATCTCAAAATATTGTTATTTCACAAGGCTCTGGAGCTAACGTAACAATCGCTCCAGGTGATGTAAAAGCAGTTTATTTAGATGGTGCTGGTAGTGGCGCAGCAGTAACAGATGCTTTTACTAGCTTGAACATAGGTACTACTTCTGGAGGTGCAACTGTTAATGGCATAACCAGTAAGACTTTCGGCACAAGCTCCATAATGATTGGGGATACGACTACAGGAACTATTGATGCTGCTAATTATAATGTTGGATTAGGTGTAGATGTCTTTGCAGCTTTGACTACTGGTGATGATAACACAGCAGTAGGTTACTTAGCTTTGAATGATAACACTACAGGTGTAAGAAATGTTGCAATAGGTAGCACATCGCTTGATGTAAATACAACTGGTGGTGATAATGTAGCTGTCGGAGCAAACGCTTTAGGTGCTAACACTACAGCTTCTAATAATACAGGAGTAGGTTCGGCTGCTCTTATGGCAAACACAACTGGAGCATACAACACAGGTTTAGGTAACTCCGCAATGATTGCAAATACGACTGGAGCTAATAATGTTGCAGTAGGTTATCAGGCTTTAGATGCTAACACTACTGCATCTAACAACACAGCAGTTGGTTATCACTCTTTAACAGCAAACACGACAGGTTCAGAAAATACTGCCCTAGGTAGAGATGCACTTGCAGCTAATACTACAGCTAATAACAATACAGCAGTTGCCTATAGAGCCTTGTACTCAAATACAACAGGAACTTTAAATGCAGCTTTTGGTACAGCAGCTTTGCTTACAAATACAACAGGAACAAAAAACACAGCAGTAGGTGCATTAACTTTAGACGCTAATACTGAAGGTGGAGAAAATGTGGCAATCGGATATGATGCCTTAACAACAGATACACTAGGCTCACATTCAGTTGCAGTAGGTCCATCAGCTTTAAGAAGTCAAAACTTTACAAGTGCTACAAATGTTTTTAATACAGCAGTTGGTTCTTTTGCTATGTATACAAATACTACAGGAACGCAAAATACAGCAATGGGTAGAAATGCTTTATACGCAAATACGACAGCAGATAACAACGTAGCAGTTGGTTTTAATTCTTTATTAGCAAACACCACAGGTGCAGGTAATACAGCTGTTGGTAAAAGTGCTATGTACTCAAATACTACAGCAAGTAACAACACAGCAGTTGGAGTAGAAGCTCTTGGTTTAAACACTACAGGTAATGAAAATGTAGCAGTCGGTGCAGAAGCCTTAGAAGCTAATACAACTGGAACTGATAATACTGCGGTAGGTTATCAAGCACTAGAAGCTAATACAACTGCAATTAACAATACTGGATTAGGTAGAGCAGCACTTAAAGCTAATACGACAGGTGCAAACAATACTGCGGTTGGCTATGTAGCTTTATTTTCAAACACTACAGGTGCGCAAAATACGAGTGTTGGTCACAATGCTTTATATGGCACGACTACAGGTTCTAACAATACAGGTCTTGGTCAAGGTGCTTTACAAGGCAACACAACAGCTTCAAACAACACAGCAGTTGGAAAAGCTGCTTTAAGTGTAAACACTACAGGATACTCAAACGTAGCAGTAGGAGCAGCGTGTTTAGATGCAAACACTACTGGCGTACAAAATACAGCAGTTGGTACAAGTGCTTTAACATCATGTACAGTAGGAAATTCTAACGTAGCCGTAGGGCATGGAGCTTTAGAGGATTTAACTACAGCAGCTTATGCGACAGCAGTTGGGCATGATTCTTTTACTAATTTAACTACAGGTGCTGACAATACTGCTTTAGGTCTACAATCGGGTACTACTCTTACAACGGGAGGACAAAACACTATTATAGGAATGCAATGTAATGTATCAGCAGCAGGTGCAGTAAAACAAACAGTAGTTGGCTGTGCTGTAACCGCTTCAGGTAATAGCACAACAACACTTGGGTTTTATACAACTGATTCAACTTTGGCTCATGGTGGAACAACTTGGACAGCACCTTCAGATGTAAGATTAAAAGAAGACATCCAAGATGAAGAAGTTGGATTAAACTTTATAAATGATTTAAGACCTGTAACTTTCAGATGGAAGAAAGGTAAAGACGTTCCTTCAGAAATGAAAGCTCATGTACCTGACTCAGAAGAAAGAGTTATGAATGGTAAATACAATCATGGTTTTATAGCACAAGAAGTTAAAGAAGTTATAAATAAATACAATTTAAAAGATGGCTTTGACATGTGGACAGAAGATGAAGCTGATGGAAGACAACGTATCGGTGAAGCAGCTTTAATGCCTTTAATGGTTAAAGCAGTACAAGAACTTTCGGCAAAGGTCGAAGAATTAGAAAATAAATTAAACGGAGAATAATATGGCTCAAACAGTAGCAGAATGCTTAACAGCAGCAGAAGATAGCGTAACAGTTATCAATGATATAAATACTAATGGTAAGAAATCAGTTTATGTTGCTGGTTCAGCAGAAGCAGATACAACTTGGACACAAGCCGAGATAAATGAAGTAGTACAACGTAATGTTGACCACTTAGAAACTATATTAGCTTACGAACCTGTTGATTCAGATGATGATACACCTAACGTAAAAGGTTCATCTTCAAGTAAAAAAACTACTTGTAGTGGCGGAGTAACAACTGGTAAAGCTTATATAGCAGCTAATTCATAATGCAAGAAACTAACTCAATAGAACAAGAGGCTACAGAACAACCTGTAGATCCTCAACTACAACGAAGAATAGCTTATACTGAAACTTTACAGCAAGAGATTCAAAGTCTTCAAGAGCAGCTAGCTAACCTACAATATCAATTAGATATAAGAGTAACTGCATTAGTAGCTTATCAAAGCACTTTAGAAGTTGTTGAAGAACCTTCAAATGTAGAGGCAGAACAGTAAAGTATCATTAAAGATGCCTTTACAAAAATATGAGTTCAGACCTGGGATAAACAGGGAGGGTACAGATTACTCTAACGAGGGAGGTTGGTTTAACGCTAATTTTGTCAGATTCCGTAAAGGATTACCTGAAAAAATAGGTGGATGGGCTAAAGCTCTTACAAGTTCTTTTTTAGGCACTTCTAGAGCATTACATGCATGGGTGGATCTTGCCTTAACTAAATTTTTAGGAATAGGTACAACTTTTAAATATTATATAAAAGAAGGTGGAAACTTTTATGATATAACACCTTTAAGAGTTACAACAGCTGCAGGCGATGTGACTTTCGCAGCTACTAATGGCAGTTCTACAATAACAATTACTGATACAAGTCATGGTGCTGTAACTAATGATTTCGTTACTTTTAGCGGAGCATCTAGTTTAGGAGGAAATGTTACCGCTGCTGTATTAAATCAAGAATATCAAATACTTTTAGTCACAGGAGCAAACACATACACCATAACAGCTAAAAATACTTCTGGAGCTACAGTCACAGCAAATGCTAGTGATAGTGGTAACGGTGGTAGTTCAGTAGTAGGTGCGTACCAAATAAATGTTGGATTAGATACTTTTGTTGAATCTACAGGTTGGGGAGCAGGTACTTGGGGAGCAGGTACTTGGGGTTCTAGTACACCAATAACAGCTTCAAACCAGTTACGTCTTTGGTCGCATGATAACTTTGGTGAAGACTTAGTTATAAATGTAAGGGCGGGTGGCGTGTTTTACTATGACACGAGTGCAGGCACGTTGGGAACAACAAGATCCACAGCGTTAAGCGATTTAGCTGGAGCAAACTTAGCTCCGACTAAAGCTCTACAAGTTTTAGTTAGCGACGTAGATAGACACGTAATTTGTTTTGGTGCAGATCCAATATCAGGAAGTTCTCGCACAGGAAACATTGACCCTATGCTTATTGCCTTTAGTGACCAAGAAAACGTAACGCAGTGGGAACCTCTTCCTACAAACACAGCAGGGTCATTAAGACTCTCTGCAGGCTCGTCTATTATAGGAGCCATTAGGGCTAGACAAGAAACGTTGGTGTGGACGGACACGTCCCTATACTCCATGACATTCGTAGGACAGCCTTTTACATTTGGGATTAATTTAGTAAATGAAGGTGTAGGTCTAATTTCTCCTAATGCTCCTATAAACTCTCCTAAAGGTGTTTTTTGGATGGATAAAAAAGGTTTTTATAATTATAATGGTCAAGTGCAGGATCTGCCCTGTACTGTTCAAAATTACGTATTCAGTGATTTTAATGAAGGGCAGGCGTTCCAAACCTTCGGATTTTTAAATAAAGAATTTGATGAGGTAGGGTGGTTTTACTGTTCTGCCAGTTCTCAAACAATAGATAGATACGTTGTATTCAATTATGAAGAGGGATCTTGGACAATAGGTCAACTTAATAGAACTTCTTGGATAGATGAGGGCATTTTTGATAACCCTATGGCAACTTCTTCAGGGTATTTATATAATCACGAAACAGGCAATGATGATGACGGTTCGCCTATGGACAATGTTTTTATAGAATCTAGTGATTTTGACTTAGCTGACGGTGAAGAGTTTCTAGCTATTAATAGAATAATTCCCGATATAAAATTTACAGGTAGTGGAGGAACGGGTCAAACGATAAATTTTGTTGTTAAAACTAGAAATTTTCCAGCAGAAACATTATCAACCTCAACCACTAGCACCTGTACAAGCAACACATCTAAAATAGACACAAGAATAAGAGCAAGACAAGCTGTATTAAGAATAGAGTCGGATGATGATAATAGTGTCGGAGCAAGAGCGGGTGTAGGGTTTAGAGTAGGTGCAACTAGAATGAGTATTTATCCTAACGGTAGAAGATAATGAGTAAATTATTAGAAACTAAATTACCTATAGCTATAGGAGAGATATCACCAGAAACTTTTAATAGGTTAGTAAGAGTCTTAGAACTCAGTTTAAACAAAGTAGACATAGATTCGACACTTTCCGTAAACGAAACACAACGTAATAACAATAGTTTTCAACAAGGTGATATTATATGGAACCTGACTGCCCAAGAGCTTCAGCTTTGGACGGGTAAGGAGTGGGTAAGTTTATATGAGAGAAGAGAGTTTGGAGTAGAGGCTACTGCATCTTTAGGTAAATTAACAGTATCGACAAATGGAGCCACCTCCGTAAATATATAATGGACAGAAATAAGTTAGTAGAAGAATTAATTAAAGACGAGGGGTATAAATACGAAATATATTTAGATCACCTTGGCTATCCAACTTTTGGAGTAGGTCATTTAGTGTTAGAAACAGATGTAGAATATGGACAACCTGTTGGCACACCTGTTTCAGAAGAAAGAATTTTAGAATGTCTCAATAATGATATAGACATTGTCTGCAAAGAATTAGATAAAAACATGGGATGGTGGAGTGAGTTAAACGACACTAGACAACGTGTATTAGCTAATATGGCGTTTAATCTAGGCTTGCCTAGATTGAGCAAATTTGTTAAATTTATAACTGCTGTTCAAGCTTCTGATTGGGAAAAAGCAGCCATAGAGATGATGGATTCTAAATGGGCTGCCCAAGTAGGAAATAGATCAGTAAGGTTAAAAGAAAAAATGTTAAAAGGAGAATAAAATGCCAGGAAAAAGACCAAAATACGCCAGAGGCGGTGGAAAAATGGGAATGAAATCATCTAAAGGTAAAAAAAGAGGTGGTGCTAGCAAAAGAAAAATGACCCGCAAAAAAAGATAGGTGTCATATTTAATTAGCAATATTCCACATTTTAAATGTTGGGTGAGAAGGGAATTTACTGCTAATCATAGTAAGTACCACGGAGAGTTTTTGCATGCAATAGCTTTCGCTGTAAACACTATTACTGACAGATCATTAAGTTTTCAAGTTGTTTTTACAGGTTGTGAAACAGAATATGAAGACTGGGAAGAGGGTAATATACACGGAGGAGCTATGTGGGCAAGAATGCCAATACAAGGTTTAGTAGCCGATATACCTTTAGAAGAATGGGGAGATCCCATGGAAGATCATTTGGTTCAGCCATGGGATTGTGAGTCAAGACATCATTCTGTAGTAGTTTTAGATAGGGTAAGTTCAAGCCCATGGCTATGCAAAATAGATGGAAAGTTTTATACTGGACAATATATGTTTACTGTAGATTACACAGAAAATGAGATTGCTGATTGCCCTGCGCAACATAAACAATCACATGTTCTATATATTACGGAAGATTGTAAATGGAAAGGTAACTTAGTTGCATTACCTAATAATAGAGTAAGAGCAACAAGCCCTGCATTATGGCAAACAGGAGAAGGGGCACCAGATTTTTGCCCTTCACAAACTAGACATTCTGCAGAGGGTCATGAAAGTTATTTAGATCCAAATATTACGTTTAACAATTTATACGCGGAGGACTGATATGCCAGCTAAGAGAAAGCCAGCTAAGAAAAAGAAAAGTACTAAAAAGAAAGGCGCAACTCCTACTAATCCAGCTTTATATGCGAGAGTAAAAGCTGAAGCTAAAAAGAAGTTTAAAGTCTATCCAAGTGCTTATGCAAATGGGTGGTTAGTGCGCACCTATAAAAAACGTGGGGGCGGGTATAGATAATGCCTAAGAAAAAGCGTGATCCTAAAAAAGGCACAGGTAAAAAACCTAAAGGGAGTGGAAGAAGATTATATACTGATGAAAATCCTAAAGACACAGTTAGTATTAAATTTGCAACCCCTGCCGACGCTAGAGCTACTGTTGCAAAAGTTAAAAAAGTTAAAAAACCATTTGCTAGAAAAATACAAATACTTACTGTTGGAGAACAAAGAGCTAAAGTCATGGGTAAAACACAAGTAGCAAGTATATTTAAAAAAGGTAAAGAATCTATTAGGAAAGCGAGGAAGAAAAGTGGCTAAACCTAAAGGAGGACTTACTGCATGGTTTGGAAAGGGACCGAAAGGAGATTGGGTAGATATAGGTGCACCTAAGAAAAAAGGTAAGTTTCAAAAGTGCGGTAGAAAATCTGCAAAAGGCGGTAGTAAAAGAGCTTATCCTAAATGTGTGCCCAGATCAAAAGCTAAAAGTATGACAGAATCGCAAAGAAAAAGTGCTGTACGTAGGAAAAGAGCTGCAGGGAATCCTGGGGGCAAACCAACTAATGTAAGAACTTTCCCAAAAAGAGGTAAAAGTGGCAAGAAAAAAAGCTAAAAACATTAAAAGAACTACCAAAGGCAAAAACGCTAATTTTAGACCTACTAAAAAAGGCGCAGGAATGACGGCTAAAGGTGTAAGAGCCTATAGAAAAGCTAATCCTGGATCAAAATTAAAAACTGCTGTAACAGGAAAAGTAAAAAAAGGTAGTAAAGCAGCAAAAAGACGTAAATCTTTTTGTGCTCGTTCTGCTGGACAAATGAAAAAATTTCCTAAAGCCGCTAAAAATCCTAACTCTAGGTTGAGACAAGCAAGAAGAAGATGGAAGTGTTAAATGAAAAAGAAATCTAAAAGTAAAAGACCAGGACTGTGGGCAAACATACACGCTAAACGTAAACGCATAAAATCAGGTAGTGGCGAACGTATGAGAAAACCTGGATCTAGAGGAGCTCCCTCTAAAAAGAATTTCAAACAAGCTAGATCAACTAGCAGGAAGCGTAAATAATGTATGAATATAATTGCACAGTCGAGAAAGTGGTTGATGGGGATACTATCGATGTTGTTTTGGATCTTGGTTTCGATATTTTGTATAAGTCTCGCGTTCGTCTATATGGTATTGATACTCCCGAGTCACGTACTCGTAACAAAGATGAGAAGGCTAGAGGAAAAATGGCTGGGACTTTCCTAAGAGAAGCTATAGAGGACGGAGAAAAAGTTGTTATACAAACAAAGCTCAAGGACTCTAGAGGTAAGTTTGGTAGAGTCTTAGGTGATGTTGTTGTTGATGGCATGAATCTTAATAAACTTATGGTTAAATGCCACCTAGCAGTTGCTTATCATGGACAATCTAAAAAAGACGTAGAAGCCGAACACATGCGTAATAGAGATGTTCTTATAGAAAAAGGTATATTTAATCCCGAGGAGGTAAAATGAAGATAGCTGGATTGTTAAAAAATGTTGTTGGGGCAGTAGCTCCTACACTAGGCAGTGCTTTAGGTGGTCCTATGGGCGGAATGGCGGCTAACATGATATCTGAGGTATTGGGTTGCAAAAACGAGCCTAAAGCTATAGAGAAAGCGTTAGAGACAGCCACACCTGAACAGATGCTTGCACTTAAAAAAGCTGAACAAGAGTTTGAAGTAAAAATGAAAGAACTTGATGTAGATGTTTTTAAACTAGAAACGGAAGACGTACAAGATGCACGTGGTAAATTCAGTAAAGACTGGACAGCACGGGTCATGGGTATAGCTGTTGTAGGTGGGTTCATGGGGTACATATTTCTTGTAACTATACAACCACCAGAACAAAATAGCGAAGCCTTAATTAATCTTGTTCTTGGTTACTTAGGGGGGCTTGCCAGTGCTGTGATTAGTTTTTATTTCGGAGCGTCTCATAAAGCAGATTAATGGAAAATGCAGTACAGTTTATAAACGAAGTCGGTTTCCCGATAGCTGCTGCATTAGGGTTAGGTTTCTTTATATGGAAACTTATAAATAGAATAATAGACGGCATGGAAACTAAAGTAGATGTGCTTGATGATAAGGTTGCAGATCAGATAGAACAAATGGAACAGAGATTAGGAACAAAATTAGATTCTCAACATGGTATATTAGTTTCTTTAATTGATAGAGTGCGTAGTTTAGATAATGAAATTATCAGACAGGATACTTTGATCAAAACTATATTAGGAGTACCTCAGCTTATCGATAGCAACAAAATAGCTAAGGCAGAAAGAGAAGATCAACGTAAAGACTGATGGATCCTAAAACTCCTAACGAACTACTACTTATCTCATCTGTGTTGATAGTGACAGCATTAGTTTTATTTACACATAAAATACAATCTGATGAAATGGTGCATGAATTCAAAAACCCTTCGTTTAGTGGTGTAGGTACGTCTAGTCATTATTTAACTATAGAAAATCAAGAGACAAATCGTAAAGAAGCATTAGCAGAAGAAATAAAAGCATTGCAAGATGAAATAGAAAGGGAAGATAACAACACAGTAGAAGCAAGATTCATGAGGAATCTAACTTCACGTATCTATGCTAATATTGCTAGGCAAGTAGAAGCGGCTTTGTTTGGAGAAGACACTAATAAAAGTGGCTCTATGGAATTAGATGGAAATACCATAGAGTATGAGATAACAGATGAAGAAGTTAAGGTTACCATAACAGATGAGGACGGCAATGTTACAGAAGTCATTGTGCCTATTGGTGGTTTTACTTTCTAGTTGTACGCTAATGATTGATCCTTTAGCCAACAACTTACCTCCAGTTGAGCGTTTGAAGGAGGCTCAAGTTGTAGGATTATATGTTGATATAGGAGAAGTTCCTGAACCTATTAGAAAACCTGTAGTTTCTATATACGCTAATGATTTTAAAGATGAAACAGGACAACGTAGGTCTAACTCTAAGTACGCTACTTTTAGTACAGCTATTACACAAGCTCCCCATGCATATTTAATACGAGCTCTTAAACACTCAGGATTTTTTGAAGTAGTAGAAAGAGTTTCTTTAGATTCCGTAACTAAAGAACGACAGTTAATACGTTCAACAAGAGAAACTTTTGATGAGGATCAAAAGCTTATGCCTTTAAAATTTGGAGACATGATAATGACAGGAGGTGTTTTGTCTTATCAAGCTAATATTTCTAGTGGCGGCATGGGGGCTAGAAACTTAGGAATAGGTATTTCAAGACAGTTTAGAGAAGACATAATTACAGTTAGTTTAAGAACAGTCTCAGTAAGTACGGGAAGAATACTTACAGAAGTCTTAGTAACAAAGACAGTCTTGTCTGCGTCGTTAGATAACGATGTGTTTAGGTTTGTTTCAGATAGTACAGAGTTAATCGAAATTGAAGGAGGTGCGGTAAAAAACGAGCCGACCAGCATTGCCTTGCAAATGGCGATTGAAAAAGCGGTATTAGAAACAATAAAAGAGGGTGTAGAAAATAATTATTGGAGGATAAGAGAATGAAAAAACTTTTATTATTACTGATGTTATCTTCGACGTTATACGGAGCAGATAACGAAATATACATTGACCAAAGTTCTGGAAGTTCTAATTCTAATATGGATTTAGAACAACTTGGATCAGGCAATATAATAGGCGGCTCTGATGCCGTAGCAGGCACAATGACTGCCTTAGACTTAGACGGCACAGCTATGACTCTTGATATAAATCAGATTGGGGATAGTAACAAGTTCTTAGGAGATATTACAGCAGATTCATACACTGGCTTCTTTGAATTTGACGGTAACAGCAATACTTTCAACATGAACACAGATAAGACAAACACTTATGGTGCAGACTCATCTAATGTAAATGTCGACGTCACAGGCAATAGCAACACTTTCACACTTAATCACGCCACTGTTGCGCTAGCTAGTACTCTTGATCTTGATTGGATTATTAATGGATCTAGTAATAGCATAACTGCTGCCATAGATATTGATGGAGCTACTAACTACATGGATATTGATGGATCGGATAACACGGTTACATACGACGGTGACGGATATGCGGGTGGGTATTTTTGGTTAGATCATACAGGAAGCAATAGAACATTTAACATACAACAACAAAGCACATTAGATAATGATTGGCTCAAGATTATTAGTAACGGTTCTACTACTAGCTCTGTGTGTGTCATTCAAAACGACCAAGGCACAAGCACAGGCTGCTGATATAGGCAGTATTAGTGAGTTACGCGGTAACGCACAAGTAGTAAGAGATAAACCTTACGGAGCGGAAATAGACTTTGGCATATTAAGTTATGACAAAGTAGAGACTGCCAATGGACGTATGGGTATTACTTTTATAGATGAAACACAGATAAGACTTACAGAAAATTCTAAAGTATTAATAGACGAGTTTATATTTGATCCTGATCCAGATAAATCTAAAATGGCTTTAACCTTTGCAAAAGGTACAGCAAGATTCGTTACTGGTAAATTAAATAAAGTAAGAAAAAAGAATATTAAAATACGTACGAACAGTGCGACGATAGGTATTCGTGGAACTGACTTTACAATAACTGTAGACGAATTAGGACGGTCATTAGTTATCTTATTGCCTAATTTTGACGGCACTTCTAGTGGTGAAATAACGGTAGAAACTGCTATGGGTATGGTCGTTCTTAATAAACCTTATCAATCTACGGTAGCGACAGTGTATGAACAAGCTCCTGCTAAACCAGTAATTTTAGATATTACTTTAGAGCTCATTGATAATATGTTAATTGTAAACCCTCCTAAAGAAGCAGAAAACACATTACAACAAGCTGAATTACAAGGTACAGCAGATTATCTAGATTTTTCAGATTTAGATATAGATTTTTTGGCAGAAGATTTTTTAGATAATCAACAAGAATTGGAATTTACTGAATTAGATATTAATTATCTCGATGTCAATTTTTTAGAAGATTTGTTAAAAATAATAGATGCTTTAGCGATAGCTGAGGAAGAAGATGAATTAAATAGATTAGCCACAGGTATCAGAATAGCAGGTACAGAAATAGGGCAAGATAAAGATACTCAAATAACTACGATAATAACAGGGCAACAAGTCAGTATTAGAAGAGCTGTAGGGGATAGCTTTAGGCTAGATTTAGACGGTTCGAGCTCATACACCTTAATTCTTTTACAAAACGGTGTAGAAAACGTTGTAAAAGTAAACGGAGGTTCTGCAAATACGATAACTATTAAACAAAGTAGTTAATTTTTAAATTTTTAAATATATACAGAGTCAATAATCATGAAGTATAATCGACTAATCAGTTCTTTACTGCAGCCTTCGGAGACGGCTTTATCCGCTAAAAACATACTGGGAACAATATGCTAAAATTAAGATGATAGAGACATTAGCCACTATAGGTAAATTCTTAACAGGGGTTTCAGCCGCTAAACAAGCTTTCGATCCTGAAACAACAGGAGGAGGTGGTGGTGTGTCTGCGCAAACACAAACAGGAGGCGGTGGTCTTCAATATACTCCTGTAGGTTTAGAAAGTTTAGATATAACCCCTTTCGAATATCAATTATTAGAGGAAATATTTCGTAAAGAACAAGAAGAACCTCAACAAATGTACCATGGAGGTGAACTATATAAAAACGTAGGTGGGGGGATAGGCGATTTATTTGAGGATATTGATCCCGACTTAGAAATTACAGCTCCGTCTCAAGACGAATTTTTTAAACAAGATAGAAAAATTGATAGAGAAAGACGTAGAGATTTTCTTATGGATACAGCAGATGAAGTAAGTATGTATTTAGAACAATTATCAAAATTTAAAGGGTTATTAGATCCTGAAACATCAGCACCTATTAGAGGAAGAGGTGTTATAGTTCCAGGAGCAAGTCGAAGCGGTAGAAGTATGTCTAATAGAGATTTAAGAGTAGGTGGAACAACAATAAATCCTTTTACATATAAAATGTTAAAAGATGGAGGAGAGCCTGACGCAGTTTTAGATAGACGAATGTTTGCTGCTAATCCTATGTTAGATGGAGGAGACGTTAAGGGTCCAGGTGGTCCAAAAGACGATTTAATACCAGTTATGGCAAGTAATGGAGAGTTTATGTTATCTAAAGCTGCAGTAGATCAGGTAGGTGGCGGTGACCATGCTAAAGGTATTGCTAGGTTAGAAGCTTTTAATGAATTAGGAAACCAAAGATATGGCTGATAGGACAGAACGAGAATTTTCATCACAAGCTCCTGCTCGTTACGTAGGAGATTTTTTATCACAAGGTATATTTCCGTTTTTAGGTGGTTTTTTACAAGACCAATTTCGAAACATAGGTGCACCCGATGCTACTCCTTTTACATATACAGGCGAAAGAATAGCACAATTTGATCCTAGAGAACAATATGCTATGGAGCTTTCTGATGCTGCTATCGGCTCATATAGACCATTTATAAGAGATGCCTCAGATATTTTTTCTACAGGTGTAGAAGATTTAAGAAATATACAAGGCGCAGGATTAGGTGCTTTCGGTGAAGCAGGAGCAGCAGCGCAAGCAGGTCGTGGAGATTTTGATCCTACAACAGTTTCAAGTTTTCAAAATCCTTTCGAAGATCAAGTAGTACAACAAACTTTATCAGATATTAGTGAAGGATTAGCTAAAAGCGATATAGGTTTAAGGGATAGAGCTATTGACGCAGGAGCTTTCGGAGGTTCTAGGGGTAGGTTAACACAACAGGATTTAGCAGAAAGGGTAGGTAGAGGGGCTACAGAAGCAGTAGGAGCTATACGTAGTAAAGGTTTCCAAGATAATATTCGTAACGCGTTAACCAGTTTTGAAGGAGCTAGACGTAGAGATCAAGGAGCAGGACAATTATTTTCAAATATAGGCTCTGGGCTAGGAAGTTTAGGTAACGTAGGCGCGGCAGGTCTGTCACGTTTTGGATCAGGCATGCAAAGTTTAGGCGGTTTACTATCAGGATTACAAGGACAAGATATTAACCGTACTTTAGGTATAGGGTCGTTAGGTAGAGGTAGAAATCAATCTGAATTAGATAGGGCATATTCTGATTTTGTAGGCACTTATAATTTACCTTTAACAACTTTAAGTAATGTAGGTTCGGTAGTATCTGCCCTCGGACCGATGGCAGGTGGTTTTGGGTTTGCAGGCAGTAGTGCTCCGCAAGATTTTGGAGTTTCAGGACAGCCTTTTTATCCTAATCAAACTATGGGCACAGTAGGGGCTAATTTTTATGGCGGTGGTATGGGCGGTATGGGCGGTATGGGCGGAATAGGTAGTTTTTCTAATATGTACGGCACTACTGCTGGAACTAATACTTATGGCATGAATATGCCGATTATGTAATATGGCGAACGGAAGAAGAGGCGGAATAGGAACTTTAGGCTTTCCACAATTTAATGCAGGTGGACAAGGTGGAGTTATACCACAGTTACAACTTAGACCTGCACCGATTAACTTTCCGCGCGCAGGTGGTGGCGGAGGCGGTAGCGGTAGACGACAAATCAATCCTGCTGTTGCATTTCTTCCAGGAATCATAGGTGCATTAGGTAATAGATTTTTACCACAACCTGCAGTAAAACAAAGAGTTCCTACTGGAGATGATAGAATAGATCGAGTTTTAGCAGAGGCTGATTTAACTTTTGGAGCCGAAAGAGAAGATCCTACTTTGTTTCAAGAATTACTTCCTTTAGGTATTGATGCTTTGATCGCGGGTAGCTTAGGAGACAGAGGAGGAGCTGCGTACGCACAGACAGCAATAGATAGAAGAGTTGCTGATTTAGCGAATAGAAGAGACATAGAAGGCACGAAAAGACAATTCATAAAAGAACAATTAGAACCTGAATCAGCGCAAAAAGTAACTTTAATAGATGCGGATAAAATCAAAGCTGGAGTTTTAGATACTCGAAGAGGTTTCTTTTTACCGAAAGAACAAAGATTTAAAGTTTTTGATCCTAAAAACCCTAAAGCTAATGAAGATGGATTTGCTTATGCTAATGAAGTAAGCAGAGGTAATTGGTTAGATGCAGCACAAACAGGTGGAGATAGTAGAGATTTTAGCTTTTTGAAAGATCCACAATATGTACAACTTTTTGATTTTACTAAAACACAAAAAGAAAATGATGATGCTTTATTAAGCACCTATTCCTCCATAAACAAGGTTGTAAAAGAATTAGATAAAGCAATAGAAGACCCAAGTTTAAACCCAGCTACTACAGTTACTACAGCTTTAGGGTTTGTGGACGACCTATATGCTAATATAGACCAAGTATTCAAATCTCGTGGAAAAATAGAAAACAGTTTTTCTCAAGATCCTGAAGACAGTGGAGTGGCTTCTCAAGAACTATGGTTAGCTTTGTCAACAGGAAACGAAGAAGACATAGATGCAGCTACTAAGAAATTAGAAGGTGTATTAAACATCAACCTTGCTGATGAACAGTATCTAGGAAGTTTAGCCTACAGCAATATCCAACTAAGGGCAAATATGCTAACACTTGCATACGCTGCTGCAGCTTCAGCAGGTCAGACAGGAAGAACACTTTCTGACCGAGACTTAGCTTTGTTTTTACAAATAGTAGGTTTCGGAGCATCCCAAAATCCTCTAGTTTTGAAAGAACGTATATTATCTTTTGGCGATGCCGTAGAAGAAAGAAACAATAATAGAATACCTGTATTTTTACCTAAAAGCGGTTTAGGTGTGTATGATTTATCTGACACAATAGTTCAATCAACTTTAGGTGATTATTATATCCCTTCGAAAAATGAACAAGGTGAAGATAATTGGTTAGACATCGATAAGTATACACAAAGAAACTTCGGAACACGATATAAAGATGTTGAAACATATAAAAAATTCAAAAGCCATAAAAGAGGTGCTTTCGATTCTCCTAAAGAAACAGAAGGGACAGAGGAAAAAAGTATTTTAGATGGTATTGATCTTCAAATTAACTGATGGTGGATGCAACAACCCTTACTAAAGAAGACATAGAAAGTCTTGTAAATCGCGGTGCGCTAGAAGTTAGTAAATTACCTATTTCGAATCAAAATCCTAACGTATTGTTTGGCGATATTTATAACACAGATCAATTAAAAGCCGCTGCTATCGCTAAAAGCGTACCTTTACAAAGTTATCTTTCTATATTGGAAGGTCCCGATAAAGTAAAACAAAAAGTAGATGAATATAATCAAGCTGTACCTTCTTTATTAAGTTTTTATAATAGACCTCCGTCTACTTTAACAGAAGCAGATATTTTTCCTGAATACACTGCTAGAGCTCAACGCTATGATAAAGAAGCAGACAGGCGCACTAGAGAGACTGCGTATTTAAGAGGTAACTTACCAGAAAGTTTTTTAGAACCCGAGCCTCCTATGAAGCCTTTTGGTTATGACAAAGCCATAGAAATAGCCGCTCGTGGGTTTGATCCTCGTAAAGAAATTGACATAGAAGGTATTACAGAATTTAGAGCCGCAATGAGGGGGCTTGGTCCTTACAGTCTCACTCCTGATGATTTAAATTATGGTAAACAATATTACGGAACTGATTACAGCACCCGTATAAAAAATCCAGACATAAGAGGTAAATTTGCTGAACGTCTTCCTGGAAAATTTGCATATTTAAATCCAGCTAATCCCGATCTCGGCACCGTTTATGTCGAGGAAGGGAAAGAACCTGCATTATTTGATTCACCTTTGATCACAGGAACAGATGCATTAGAGTTATTCGTTCAAGAAGCACCTGTTATCGGTGCAGAAATATTAATCGGCGGTAAAGGTTTAAAATATTTTGATGAATTTTTAAAAGACGCTCCTACTGGTAAGGGATTAGCAGGCAAAGCTTTTGAAGGAACGGCAGGAAATCTCTTACTTTCAGGAGGAGCTGCAACAACAAGATTTTTACAATTATTAAGTG